AAGTTAAGTTGGCCTTTCTTCTTGCCTGACTTAAACTTAATTTGGTTCCTCTTTACTCCAAGGTATCGTTGCCAGGCTGATTTTTTGCGTTTAGGGGCTATTACAGCCTCTTCAATGCTCTCCAGGGCCTCAGCGTTACGCATAGCATCTGTAGGCAGTATAGGGGCTATCAATTCCCCTTCTTTAATGAAGATTTGAAACGAAGGAGCCATTCCTTGGCGTAAGAGTGCCATTTCGTAAGCCGGAATAGCCACAAGGTCACAAGGAGCAATACGCTCTCCATCAGCCATAAACCATCCAACAAGGCCTCCAGCGGCGGCCCCAACTGGTCCAGCCACGGCAAATCCGAGAGCGGCTCCTTCTGCGGCTGAGACATACTTGTTATCCTCCAAAAACTCGGCTGTAGCAACTGCGCCAGCACCCGCCCCAGCCTTTCTTAATGTGGAAGACTTGCCAGCCTTCTTCAATAGTTTGGTTCCTAGTTTCTTTCCTACTTTTGTCGCTACCATTTAATCACCATAGAATGTCGAGCTTGATCAAGACGTTGTGAGTCTATGTTATCATAGACTTGACTTGAACCCAGAAAAAACCTCACAAATCCTGAGCCTGGCTCAGTATTTCGTTCATTCTTTCAGTCGTGACTTTAATAGGTTCGGCAATCATCAAAATGTCAATTTCAATTGTACCGCCACCCAGGGAAGCCCAGTCATCCGCGGCCACTCCGATTAACAAATCTGAGACCAGGGTATAGCCTGATGGGTGAAGGTCTCTTGGACCGTACCATTCCCATTGATTGACATAGTACATTGTGCCAGTATCATCGGTATTTTGCGCTGTGGTGGAAGTGTAAGTTTTGACGCATAGAACATCAGGAGAAGCAATCCCTACCTCTTGAGCGTTCTCATATGCTCGACTAGTAGCGTACAATTTCAAACCTGCATTGGCAAAAGTTCCGGCTGGACCTTGTGCCTGTGCGACTGGCTCAAATATCCCTGTGTTTGGATATTTGGTTGAAGGAGATTGGCGGAGTTGGAAATAGATTTCTTTTATCGCTAATCCTTGACGGGAAACCGTGTCAACATATCCCGAGGTGTCTATTCTCCCATAAAGGGTGGTTCTGTCTCCTGCAGAATCTAAATCAAACTGCATTCGGTCTCTCAAAATCAAATCGCCGCTATTCTTGGCCATACCCTTTCATGATAGGAAGAGGTTATTTATATTTCTTTGAACCCTACTCTTGAACATCTGGGCCGAGTTGGCGAGTAAAAGGGGCGCAGTCCCCTGAAACTGGCCCGGTTCGACACGATTTCTGAGTTAAGTATATACAGACCATTCAGTAGGATATACTATGGCCAAGATGTCGGTACTTCGGAGACAGATTCAACGCTTCCTTTTTTGGGGATTAAGTCAAGTTGAAATTGCCGAGAGATTAGGGACTTCACAACAAGTTGTAAGTTACCATCGCAAGAAGATTCGAGAGGCCTATTTTGAAGAGTACGAAAGGTGGAACGAATGAAGATACAGAAAATGATTAGTTTAGACCAAGAAACAGCCCGATTAGCATCGAAGAAAACCAATTTCTCTTCCTGGGTGCGCAATGCTTTGAGGAGTGAGCGTAACAAGCAGGAAGGAGGGGACTTCTCTCAAATGAAATTAGAACAATACCAGGAAATCTCCGAACGCCTGGATATTTCGACAAATGAATTATTTCATCATCTCACACATAAGTCAGATGACGAAATTAAAGTCCTGGTTCATCTCTTGAAAAACTCAATCGAGTAAAACCATTACAGTTTTTCTTTCGTCTTTGTAAGCGGAGTTAAACCCTCTATAATTGGAGACTTTTTGACCATCATAACGAGCGTAAATTATCTTACATATGTAGCCTGAAACTTTGTAGTTTCCAGTTCTTCTATCATAGACAGATATTGGAGCCTTTTCACTGTTATATCTGCTTGGTTTTATGACTCTCGCCTCTAAGAATAGAGGGGGAGGAAACATTTCTTTCAGTTTTTTATTAATTTCCTGGTATGGTATAGTCGCCCTGGGCATGTTAAATCACCTGGAGCCTGGCTCTAATATCGTTTCTATGATAACATAGACTCACAACGTCTTGATCAAGCTCGACATTCTATGGCCCCTGCAGGAAATTAAAACATGAGCGTGTTGCCGTTATCTGCATACTTTAGTGGGGGAGGATATGGCCGAATTGCGCCAGCAGTAACTCCGGCCACATCCAGTAGTTGAATCCAGGAAGGAAGATTGGCGGCTTCATCACCAAAAGCCTCATCATAATCAACCATTTTAGTTGAGCCTTCAAATGCGGCCTGTAATGCGCCTCTTGTTGTCATGTCCTGGTTGGCATTAGCCGCCACTCGGTTGTAGTATCTGAGAGCGGTTGTTCCATCAATCATTAACTCTGGTCGAATGCCGCCGTACTTCCACATAGGGAAAGTATAGCCATCGATGCGACCTAATTCATACATAGTACCCATTTCTGATAGTTTGCGAATCTGAGAGTCCAAAAACTCACGATAACAGCCCATACTTGACTCCGCCAGGTTACAACTCTTCTGTTCTGTTCTAATGAACAATGAAAACTTCAATTGGACATCAGTAATGGGAGCATTCCACACAATAACTGTAATGTAAAGATGAGGAGAATACCAGGTATTGGTTACGGTTGAACCAAGTGGTTCAGATGGAAACCTTGAGTACCATATTTTGTTTACTTGTTGTTCTGCAAATTGGCTTAAATTAGTCATTGCTTGCTCTTTGTAAAGCACATTGCCATCCCCTGCCATTTGACCTACGCCAGTGAGCAATTCTGCGGCAGATGGTCCAAAGTTTTCAAGAGTTGGTTGCATTGGATAAGGAGAGATGAATAATTGATATCCGACTGGCTCAGGTCTCGCTTCATCGTTGCTTAACCAGGCGCTTCCCTGGTCGTTGAATACTTCGATGCTTTCAATGGTGTTTCGCTTATGTTCTGGAATGGCAATTCTCCTGGTAGCATAACCCCTTCCAAGTTCATCCGTTGTAAGTGTCATTTGAAGCGTGTCTCTAATCAAGTGTATTGGCATTATTTTCGACTCCTTCGGTATGCTTTACCCATTGCCTTCAAGTTAAGTTGGCCTTTCTTCTTGCCTGACTTAAACTTAATTTGGTTCCTCTTTACTCCAAGGTATCGTTGCCAGGCTGATTTTTTGCGTTTAGGGGCTATTACAGCCTCTTCAATGCTCTCC